TCATCCCACAACCGCTGAGACTGCAAAAGACGCATAACCGTTTTATTTTCCTGATAATTCAAATTACTCATGACCTGGCTTTCCCTGTTGACATAGAGATCCAAGGCGATGAGTTTAATGGCCGCCCTTATCTCAAACGGAATTGAAGTCACAGCAGACCACCCGCATTGATATTGGATTTTTATTGAATGAGTCGGCCAATGAGTAAAGGACGGCCATGTTTCCCCGTAGGGCAATACGATAAAACCGCATTGATCCCCATTGGTTTCAATCAGATAATCGGTCGTTAGGGTCATCGTCTCGGTGTTTTTATTGCCATCGGAATCTACTTCATCATAGGTAACTGCGAGGCTTGTTGTCTGCAAATTCCCTAATGGCAATTTTATCCGGTTGCCGCTCGGCCAATCATCCAGGTAATACGCCCAGGTCTGGGTAAATAAAGCTCTCCGGGTGATATCTTCGACATGCTCCCTGGCCGCCTTGATGATATCGTAAAATAAAATGTCCTCATCTATATCCGTATATTCCACCCGAGCCTGTAATTTTAGCTCACTCAACGATATAGGTTCAGACGTTGGCCCCGTGACAAGAACTAAATCACCCATGCGATGCCCTCAAAGGAAAATACGGTTAAGCGTCTATTTCTTCCCATACATAGTGAAAAATAAGATGGGATGTCTCAACCACACCGGTATAGCTCAGTAGCGCATATCCAGCGGGAATAACAATGCTGCCCTTTAAATCAACAATTTGTGGGCCAACTGTCATAGATGTGCTCGTCGCCCCATCTGACAACACACCGCACGTTTTCACCAGAATGGGGGTGCCAATAGTTGCCCCGTCATCGACATAGGCCGACGGGGTTGCATAACCCCAGCGGGCACAACGTCCTGTAATCGCAGCAGCCATATCTCCAATGGCCCCGATCATCAGCCCAACGACCCCTGTATCATCATCAGCATCGGTATTAGCCCAGCCGAATTCATGAAAAACTAAAAGTTTCCCACTTCCGGTAGGATTACCTACGCCTAATCCGGTCCATGTCGTGGCCAGTGCTGCTGTTGTCGTGACAGCGGCTTGATTGGCGGCCATAAACAGCCGCCCTTCAACTGCTGCGTCTATTAAATTAGATTTTGTTATTAATCTCCCGCCGCTATCAACAAGCACGGGACGTCCGGTTCCGTCTGAGTCTTTGCCGTACATAATTAACCCTCCATTATTTAAATGTGTTCTGCGACATAAATATCGCGTAGATCTTCAACCCACCCGCCGTTATGATAAATATATTTTGCTCCAGTATCCACGGCATGAAAGGTTGATCCCTCTTTAATAGTGCCGGTTATTGACAACTGCTCCCCATCAGCACCATTCCATCTTTGTATTGTGGTCTCAAGAACTGCGGTCATAATCATCCCCCTATACTATTGCTTCCGCATAGGCTCCCACTGACATCGGAATATAAAAAAGATGCCCAGTTGCAGATATAGTGGCCGCCTGAGTCGCATCGGATGCTTGCATACCAATGACGCCAACCGTATTCGCCCCGGCTGCCGTTTCGCCGCCCAGGATATGGATTTTACCGGCCGGCTCGACATCGGTTAATCCGGCGCTGTCTGTAATGACAGCATTGGTAGCCACGGCTCCACCGACAAACGTAATACGGCCATGAGCCCCCAAACTGGCAATGCTCGCACATTTCGCACACATCAGATTTTGAGCGATTACCGGGGTCGTGAACGTGGTATAAAACGCCACCTGGGTGGCGTTTGCATCTGCGGCGGCTGTCAATTCAATAAAGAGTTGCATAACCCCTATACGGCCATAAATATTGAATAAATCCGTGTCTGTACCGCCAGTTGTAAAGTTTGCAGCCACCAGGACTGCATCGGTTGTTTTAACGTGCATCCCCATGATAAGGTCTGCGATTCTTGCTCTCGTACTTGGTGCATAGTTTCCAGCGCCCATTTGTCAGGCCCTCCTATTTTTTATTTTTCTTTTTGGGCGGCTATATCTCAAGCCGCCGATAAGGGTTTATGCCAGTGCGGTCACTGACTGGTTGCCGGCATACCGCGGCTCCAGGACCGCGATGACGATGGCTTGCCCTGTCGCCCCGCCTGGATCGGTAAAATCAAGCGTCAGCCAGTCCTCGTTATTGGCCAGGTCCATTTCATCGGCCTTGATGTCCACAACCAGCAGATAGTTGTCATACGTCCCGTGAGTCAAGGTCAAAGCGGCACTGGTGCTCCAATCCGCCAAGACATCGCAATTTGCCGAGCCCTGTGCAGCCGACCCAAACGCATATCGGAAGGTCAGGGCGCTGGTGCAGGCCGCATCCGTAGCCCCGGAATAAAGATAAAGCACCGGGCTCGCTGTGCCGATATCGTAAAGCTGAATCAGGTAGGTGCAGCGATGATAATTTTTCATGTTAATGCTGTCGGAAAGATTGCTGGCACCTGAATCAAAATCAATGTCCACACCGACAGGGACTATTTTGTGATTTTCAATGAATATCATTTTGTTTCTCCTTTCGTTAAGCCGGGGAGTTATCCCCGGCTGTTAGTATTTATCCTGCTTCGGCTGTTAGTGTTTATCTTGCTTCAAGAGCGATAAAATGCGATTGTGTATTTGATCCTTTATATGGCGTTAAAGCTGATGCCCTCCAGGGCTGGCCGTCCATCCTTAGGACAAAGCGCAGAACGCTTTCATCATAGATAAACCTGACATGAATGGACATATCCTGTCTCAAACCACCTTTCTCAGCCATCAGGTACCCGTCCCGGAAATTCGCGAGGATAATATCGCCCTCGTCTCCAAGAGTGGCGCACTGTTCAATCGCGTATGCAGGCAGCCCCATAATCTGAGCGTATGGCTTTCCACTCAGCCCACCTGGGGGCATGTAGACCGGGATCCCGCCCGTCCCTACCGATAAACTCATGGTAAAGAGTTGAGGTTCAATGTCCTGGTTATAATACCAGGCATAATTCCCGGTCTGAGCGGCAAACCGTCTACTGTACATGTTCACAATATTTTCGGTGACAACCGTATCGGCGGCTTGACCCGCTTCCGCTGAAACACTTACCAGACACCCCGCATTCAAAATACCAAGGGCCATCCCGGCACCTGTTCCATTGATGATGTCATCCTGCACCTGAAAATCGAAGGCCTTTGTAAATGCGTTGCTCACTCTGGATTCCATGGCCGGGGCGTCCATCATCAGTTCGTCGGTGAGATAACAGAGTCCAATCATCTTTTTCAGGCTCAATTCAACCCGTCGAAATTTGGGCTTTGAAGCTGTTTTTTCTTCTGCCTCAGTAGCATGATAAATAATAATCCCCCCAGCCGTGCTTGACGCCCTTGATGTTTCATCAAACCCATTCACAACCATTCCATTAGAATTAGCCGAAATGGGTATTTTTTCACATTGCCCGGCAATCAGGCCATTCTGGAACAGGTCTTCATAGAGCTTAATGGTAAAATCCTGTTGAATGAGAAACCCGCCATCACTGGGAATGGTTTCATTAAGACCGGATGCCGCATTGTAAAGCCGGGGATCGACACGGCCGTTTGGTTGTCCCGCCTGGATAATGGCCGCAAGTTGTTCACCGAGACTGCCAAATTTGTCTTTATCCCTATTATTTCCAGGCTCAATTTTCGCATTGCTTGGAACTGTCAGAGCCTTTTCCGGTTTTTGGAGATCGTCAGACAATCTTTGTTTTTCCTCTCTGACAGAGAGTTCGTTTTGAATCGACTTGATCGTCTCATTGATCTCTTTCATATAGGCGACCTCTTCGTCAGTAAGATCGCGGTTTTCATTAGTGGCTCTTGTCTCTAAAGCCGTTGCCTTTTCCACCAAATCTTTGATGTCCTGCTTCAATTGCGATATAGTTCTCATTTTATTCTCCTATCTATATTGCTAAAAATTTTGCCTTGCTTAATACTTTAAGTACCTTGTGATTGTCTTTCTTTACACCACCATCTTTTCCCTCTACGTTGGCAGGGTCTGCATCTCGCAGATGGTCCGCGTCGTCATCCTGGGCATCTCGCACATTCTGATCAACGGGTTCAGTCTGGGCATCTCGCACATCCTGAAAAACCTTTGCCACTATATCTTTGGCTTGATTTCTTGAATACCCTGCATCTCGCAGGTTCTTCTCCAAATCGCGCTCATTAAGATCTTTTTTCATTTTTTGTTTTGCTTGATTACGCAGTTTGAGTTCTTCCGGGACATTATTAAAAACGGATAAGTCATAATTGCCTTTGGTGGGTTCGCCGTCATAGATCCGATCAACCAGTTTATTATCCAGCGCCTCCTTG